CTTGCTAAATTTCTCCGTCATAATATAGGTTTTACTGTAGAGCTTTTGTCTGGAGTTAAATTGGCCCCCGTTCAAGAAATTGTTCTTCGTGGAATGCTGAATAGAAACTTTAGCATGTTCGTAGCTGGTCGTGGTGTTGGAAAATCTTTTCTAGCGGCTGTATTTTGTGTCTTGCAATGTATTTTCGAACCTAATACAAAAATACTCATTGCTGGTCCGACTTTTCGTACTGCAAGATTCATATTCAATAATATCGAGAAACTAGTTGAATCAAAGGGAGCGGATTTGTTGGCTCAAGCTTTTTCAATCAAACCTTCAAAAAGAAATGACCAAAATGAATGGAAGATAAATGGCGGAACAATAACCGCAATTCCATTAAACGGTGAAAAGATTCGTGGTTTTCGTGCCAACATATTGTTGCTTGATGAGTATCTTCTTCTTCCAGAGGAGCTTATCAAAACTGTATTGATGCCATTCTTGGTGGCTCCACAGAATATGGGAGAGCGCATCGAAATCAGAGAACTAGAGGATAAACTTATATCAGAAGGATTACTTAAAGAAGAAGATAGAATTGTTTTTGATAACACTTCTAAAATGATAGCTCTTTCTTCCGCTAGCTACACTTTTGAAAATTTATATAAGACATACAAAGAATGGATAGCCAAAATCCAAGACAAGGAAGTTGGAGAAGCGTCTTATTTTATTGCTCAATTAAGTTATGAAGCTATGCCCAAAGACATGATTGATAGAACAGTCATTGAGGAAGCTCAAGATGGAGGTTCGTCCAATGCTTCGTTTTTACGCGAATATTGCGCCCAATTCACTGATGGATCTGATAGTTATTTCAGTGCCAAAAAAATGCACGAATGCACCATTCCAGATGGAGAAATGCCAACCACAAGAATAAAAGGGGTAGCTGATAAAAAATACGTTCTTGGAATTGACCCATCGTTTTCAAACAGTCCAAGTTCTGACTATTTTGCTATGTCAGTAATGGAAATCGATGAAGAAGCAAAAACTTCTACATTGATTCATTCTTATGCAGTTGCTGGCGGCGACCTCAAGGATCATATCAAATACTTATCTTATTTATTAGAAGCCTTTAATATAGAGTTGATTGTAATTGATAGCGCGGGTTATCAGTTTATTGATAGCTATAACGAATCTGAGTATTGTCATAAAAATTTATCGTTTATAGACTTTGAAACCGATAAAGAAGGCTCGGAACACATTCAAGCTATTGTAAAAGCTAAAACTACATACAATAAAGAAAATGGAGCTATTTGCATAAAACAGAATTTTACTTCTGCATTTTTGAGAAGATCAAACGAATATCTCCAAGCTTGCATAGACCATAAAAGAGTGTGGTTTGCGTCAAAGACAACCGCAAACGATACAGCTTTCTCAAAAGCGAGTTCTCAAAGAGTAAACATTGATTTGGTTGGTCATCCAAATATTCTAGAGTTTATTGAGTTTCAAGACTCTTGGGTTTATCAGACTAAAAAGCAATGTTCGTTGGTTGAGGTCAAAACTACTGCCAAGGGTACTCAGTCATTTGATTTGCCGCAACACTTGAAAAGATCTACTTCAGCAAACAAGGCTAGAAAAGATAATTACACAACTCTCATGTTAGGATGTTGGGGAGTAAAATGCTATTTTGATATGATGGATTACAAACAAGAAGAGGTTGAGAATACTTTTACTCCTTTTTTCGTGTAAAGTGTAAAATATAGAGGAATGGCTATAAGTAAGAAAAAACAACAGGAGCAAGGTGAAACGGCAACAGCCAAAAAGGAGCAGGAGCTTCCATCTCCATTGATGGCGGAAATTAAAGCTGCTTCTACTAACGTGGTTACGCGAACCAGAGGAAATCGTGCCGCTTTTATTGAAAGAACCCAAAGGTTTACGAATATCGAAGATGGCCTGATTCCATTCAATTATTCCAAAACTGCTCAGAACACTTCAAACTTAGATGTTAGAGATGCTGTTGTTCTTTGTCAAAAAGCTTACTACAATATAGCTGTATTCAGAAATACTATCGACTTGATGTCAGAATTTTCTGTGGGCGATATTTACCTTGAGGGAGGAAATAAAAAGTCAAGAGACTTCTTTAACGCCCTTTTCAAGAAAATGAATATTTGGAATTTTCAAGATCAATTTTTCAGAGAATACTATAGATCTGGAAACGTATTTATTTATAGATTTGATTATAAAATCAAAGAAGAGGAAATAAAGAAAATCACTCAAACTTTCGGGACATCTCTTTTGAAAGCTGCCGAGATGAAACTTCCTGCAAAATACAGTATTCTCAATCCTGCGGATATCCAGATGGGTGGAAATATTTCATTTGCTTCTGGATCTTATTTTAAAGTGTTGAGTGACTATGAAGTAGCAAGATTAAAATACCCTAAAACAGAACAAGATCAAGAAGTTTTTGATAACCTTCCAGAACAAGCTAAAAAGACAATCAAAACTACAGATTCTGGAACAGTGACGATGATTTTAGATCCAAATCGTACTTATGGAGTTTTTTACAAAAAGCAAGATTATGAGCCTTTTGCTGTTCCTCTTGGATTTCCTGTTCTTGAAGATTTAAACTACAAAAAAGAGTTGAGAAAAATGGATATGGCAATTAGTCGTACCATGCAGCAAGCAATTTTACTTGTTACTACTGGAACAAAACCGGGAGAAGGTGGAGTAAATCCTAAAAACTTAATTGCTCTACAGGGTCTTTTCGCAAATGAATCTGTAGGAAGAGTCTTGGTGGCGGATTATACTACTGACGCTAAATTTGTTATCCCGCAAATTGCTGATATTCTTGATCCAAAAAAATACGAGGTCTTAGACAGGGACATCAGAGAAGGTCTTGGGAATATTCTTTTGAATGAAGAGAAGTTCGCTAACACTAAAATCAAGATGTTGGTTTTTGTTCAAAAGTTAAATGAGTCAAGAAAAGCTTTCTTGAAAGACTTTTTGATTCCAGAAATGAAAAGGATCGGAAAGCAAATCGGATTTCGTTCTATTCCTACTCCAAATATACAAGATATTGATTTTGACGACAAGGTCGCAATTAGCAGAATTTACAATAGACTAATAGAACTTGGGGTGCTGACTCCAGAGGAGGGTCTGGAAGCTATTGAAACAGGAAGACTTCCAAATTTTGATGATTCAATTGAATCTCAAAGAAAATATCAGGCTTTGAGGGACGAAGGATTGTTTCAACCAGTGATTGGGGGTAAAGCTAACGCTCCATCTCCAAATGTTGGAAGGCCGACAGGTTCTGGAGGAGAAGATCAAGTTGAAACGTCTAGAGCGAGTGATAAATATTCAATGAAGAAGCTTGTTGAATTAATGAATCAATACGACTCTTTAGAGAAACTAGTTAAATTAGAACTTAGAGCAAAGCACGGTAAAAAACGCTTGACAAATCAGCAAAATGAATACGCTTCTATGCTTTCTGAAATGATAGCTAGAAATGTAGCTCCTAAAGATTGGAACTCTAAAAATGTTCAAGATTTTATAGAAAACCCTGTAGATAGACAGCACTTCGCTCATATAGATGAAGTTGCTGCTAGTCATGACTTGGATTTCAAAATGGCAACACTTCTTAGCTTGAGCAAAATAGAGTCATGTCAAGAGTAAGAGTCATATATCAGAATGAGGCTGTATATGTAGGTCCACCAAAAATTAGTGGGGGGTCAAATGAATCTATATTCCCCGGAAACAACATTTTAAAAAACATATCAAATGTCCAAGGTGTTCAATATGGGATTTCTGTAAATCATCAAGATATTGCGATGCTTGGCAAACGTGGCACTGAAAGAAGTGTCGTGGTTACAAAGCCAGCAGTGAGTTTTTCAATGACTTATGGATTTGAAGGATTTACAAATGAAAAAAAACTTGGTTTTGATTTAAACTACAGAACTGGTGACGTAAGTTATGTTGACGATACGTTTTCATTGTTTTTAATATCTGGATTCGCTAGTAACGCAGACCGAACATTAGATAAAAGGAATTTTTATATCGCTGTAGCAGATGAAGGAAATGACTTGTTAAATAATGAGACTTCATTTGATTCGTCTTCAGTATCCACTATTATAGATGACACCTCTCCAAACTATGATATAATAACATTTCATGATTGTTATTTAGAAAGTTATACGTTTCAAGCTGCTGTTGGTGGATTAGCTACTTGCGATTTAGATTATGTAGTCGAATCTATTTCTTTTGCTACTTCAGGATCTGGGGTAGACGTATTGACTTACGACAATAAAACCAGAGATTTAAAGACTACTGGCATAAATGCTGTAATACCAAAATTTTACAGACCAGATGGACCAAAAGCAATATCTCAAGGGGACATAACTTTAGATATTACTGAGACCTCTGGCTCTGCTCCAGAAAGTGGATTTGGATTTAATTTTAGTGATATAAAAATCCAAAAATTTAATTTGACCATAGATCTGCAAAGAGATCAATTAAACTCTATTACTCATAAAGCTCCGATAGATAGACCTATAATTTTTCCAGTAGGAGCCACCTTGCAAGTCGAATCTATTGTTGGTGATGTTGATAGTGGAAATTTTGCAGCCTTGGCTAAACAAGATGACTTCTATGATTTGAACGTGAAACTTTATAACTCAGCTAACGCTACCGATACTCGCACTTTGGGTTCATCAATAATTGCAAGAAAAGCAAAATTAGAAAGCATCAATTATGGGTTGCAAATTGGCGACAATAAAAATGTGTCTTTGAGCTTTAAAACAGAACTGAAAGAAGAAGATTTAACTTATGGAGTTTTCTTTAGCGGTATTCTTAATACTGGTGACATAGAAAAATTCTTATTAGAATCCGGGGCGTTGTAATATAATATCTGTAATGGCTAATATTACAGATAAACTGGACTCCGTTATCAATGAAGCAGCAGAGGAACTTCAAGAAGATATCACTTTAATCAAAGACTTTTGGAAAACCTATAAGCGTGAAGGCGTTAAAGGTTTAGCTAAAAATATTCCTGATTTGTGGGAGCAAATTAAGTATGATAAAACTCTTGTAAGGGAAATCAAAAAGGCTAACGATAACCCATTTAAGTACCCAGAGTTTGTTTTGATCGCGTTTTTCTTGGCGTTTAATTTTTCATATCTTTCTATTACTTCTGAATTTGTTTCTGCTCATATCAATGCGCCAATCGCTGCGATTTTATCTATTTATACTTTAGCTAATACTTATGAAAGAGTGTGTCGGAGAAATATCGAGAAAGATTTCTAAATGGATCAACAAAAAGGTGAATTACTTTATAGTAGCTCACTTTTTGATAAACAAAGAAGAGTTAAGTGATTCTGACGAAATCATTCAAAGAGCTATTGCGGATAACAGATTAAAAGAGCTTGAAGAAAAAGCTGAGTCTTTAACAGATCAAGTAGATAAAATTCAATTAAAGAGAGACAGAGTCAAAAAACTCAATTACGTTCAAGGTCAAATTTTTTCTATCAACGAAAACATAAAATACCTTATCAAGCAAAAAGAACCTTTGATTATTGAGAGAGATATTCTTGAAAAAAAAATAAAAGGCCATTATCAGGGTTTATAAGGTGTAAAGAGAGGTGTGCTACCAATACCTCCAGAATTATTGACGATGGGCTTTGGAGCCGTAACAGGCTTCTTGTTCAAGTTCATGGCTGAACGCGCCAAGAACAGAGAACAGCAGTTCAAGATGATGATTCAAAGTCGTGAGCTTGCTATTCAAGAAGCTGACGCAGCTTCCAAGAGAGATGGAGAAGGGGGACGTTGGGTTCGTAGGTTCATCGTTATTTCAACTTTATTCGGAGTTATTCTTGCCCCATTTATTTTAGCTCTTTTTGATTATCCAATTTTCATGCAAATTACTGAGCAGAAAAGGGGGTTTTTATGGGGACTGCTTGGCGGGGGGTCTCAAACCAAATTTGTTGAACTTAGTGGCTATTTAATCATTCCAGAAGTCAGGCAAACTTTAACTGCTATTATCGGTTATTATTTTGGTCAGTCTTCTGTTTCAACAAAATAAAATGGAATATTTAAAAAACATTGGGATAGATGTCGGTTTATTGATAAGTGGATTATTTGGAGCTATACTGCTTCTGAGTAAAAATGCAGCAGAAGATTTAAGGACCACAGTTTTGTCTTTGATTGGTGGCGCAGCAAGCGCAAATTATATGACTCCAATTATTTTGGATATGTTTAAAATAAATACTCCAAATGCAAATTATGGAATAGCTTTTTTATTGGGGTTTCTTGGATTAAAGGGAGTTGAGTTGGTCACAGAAAAATTATTTGGAAAACAAGAGAAGGAGTCATTAAAGA